GATTCATTGTGCAAAAAGACGAAGAAGCACAAGCAAAAATAATTGAACGGGTCAAAGAGGCTCGTCAATATTACGAACAATTAAAAACAATTTTATCATGAGTTCATTAATTAATTTTAGCATTAAGAATGCACAAGGTGGGTACGATAAGTATACCATGAGCATTAACGAAAAACAAGATGACTACGGGAATAACGCAAGTATTTTTGTAGCGCAGTCGAAAGAAGACCGAGAGTCCAAAATGCCGAAGAAATATGTAGGTAATGGCAAAGTAGCTTGGACTGATGGAAAGATTCTAAAAGCGGAATACGTTGAAAGAACGGAAGCAAAACCTACGGGAATGTCAATGCAATCTTCAAATACTGATTTACCATTTTAATAAAACGGAGGTGTAAAAGCCTCCCTTTTGTCATGTTTATTAACTAAAAAACTGGACATTTAAAACTAAAAACTATGAAAATAACAATTGAATTTGATGACCAAGAAGATGCTAAGTTAGCAATGGAAGCGTTTGATTGGAAGCATACAGTAATGCAGCTTGACCAATTACTAAGATACACAACCAAGCATGGAATGTATCAAGATAGGGAAGCTACAACCGATGAATCAGACATGGCTTACTATCTCAGAGAGCAAATAAGAGAATTTGTAAACGATAATAACCTGGTGATATGAAAACTTACTACAAAGTGTTTTACTACCGAGAGAATCAACCTGCTTTTTGGATTGGTAATGCAAACAGTAAAGAAGATGCAGTCAAAAAGGCGGACATATTGCCCGACTTAGTCTACGATGTTTGGCTTTTAGACGAATGGGAAGATGAATGCGATTCGAGAAGAGGTATTTATTCAAAAAACTTTATCAAGAAAAGCAACCTTTAGTTAAAAATATAAGTCTTATTATTATAAGTTCTCGTCTGACATTATAGGAACTTAAGAAATTATTGCCCTTTTTAATGAGGTTGAAGTCAGACGCAACCGATTTAATTAGGGCTTTTTTATTTTATAAATTATGGCACAAGAAAAAAAAGGATTTATCCTATACGCAGACCAAAAAGCATTATTCGAACAATTACCAAATGAAAAAGCTGGAGAATTGATTAAGTTTATTTTTGCTTATGTTAACGATGAAAATCCAATTACTGAAGATATTATTATAAATTTGGCTTTTACTCCTATTAAACAACAATTAAAAAGAGATTTAGTTAAATTCTTGGAAATCAAAACAAAACGAAGCGAAGCGGGTAAAGTTGGAATGGCTAAAAGATGGCAAAGTATAACAAATGATAACAAAGCATTACAAACGATAACAAACATAACTGTAAATGATAATGTTAATGTAAATGATAATGTAATAAATACAAAGGCAGATGTAATTTCAACCGACCAATGGGGAAATGAAATTGATGTAAATGGCTTTCACATAAAAACAAAAAAGAAATGAAAACAATAAGACTAGAATCTAAAATTATCAATGATAAATATACTGAGTATGTATGTGAAATGTTTGATATACAAAATACAGATACAACAATAGTAGAAATTCCAATGAATTTTGAAGATTGCAAAACGTTTGATTGGAATATAGGTGTAATTTATGGTGGTTCAGGAACAGGTAAAACTACTTTATTAAGACATTTTGGAAGTATTAGTACAATTAACTTTGATGAAAATAAATCTTTAATATCTAATTTTGATTTTTTAGAGCCTAAAGAAGCTACTTTATTATTAACATCTATGGGGCTAGGAAGTGTTCCAACTTGGCTAAGACCATTTAAAGCATTAAGTAATGGAGAGCAGTATAGAGCAGAATTGGCTTATAAAGTAGGAAAAGCAAAAGATAATGATGTTATACTTATAGATGAGTTTACATCTGTTGTGGATAGAGACGTTGCTAAATCAATGTCAAATGCTTTAGGTAAGTACATAAAAAAACATAATAAAAGAATAATATTAGCTTCTTGTCATTTTGATATTATGGAATGGTTGATGCCAGATTGGACTTATTCACCATTAAAAGGGCGTGTTGAAAGACACGAATATCGAAGGCAAGACAGACCTAAAGTTAAACTTTCGATATTCAGATGTAGATATGAGGCTTGGAATATATTCAAACAACATCACTATCTAACTGCTGACTTGAATAAAACAGCAGAAACATTTATATTAGAAATGAATGGGCAATTTATTGGTTTTTTTGGTATTTTACCGTTTCCTGGAGTTGGAGATGCAAAAACTAGAAGATTATCAAGAATGGTTATTTTACCTGATTTTCAAGGATTAGGAATTGGAACAACAGTTTTTAATTATTTATGTAGTTTATACAAAAAAGAGGGACATCAAATGTATGTAAGAACTGTATCTCCTGCTTTAGGAAAATTCATGGAAAATAATTCAAATTGGATGCCAACGTCTTCAAACGGTAAAATTCCTGGAGAAGATTCTTCTGGTAGAAAATTATTAAAAAGACCAGGTTACTCTTATAAGTACATTGGAGAAGAATCAAATGATAGTACTGATATAATAAAAATGAATAGACAGGCATGGAAAGATGTAGCTCAGAATCAAATAACATTATTTTAAATGAAAAAATTTAATAACATTACAAATAAATATGAGTATTTTGATTATCAAATTGGTCAAATTATTAAATATAAATCGTATGATAAAATACTTTATTCATTATTTCTAAAGAATATTAATGATAATGAAATGATAGTTGTTTTAATTGATACTAGATTGAATGAAGGAATAAAAGTTATAATTAATAAAAGTCAAATAGTATGAAACAATATAACATTTTAGGAGGTATAGATGTAATATCTAATTTAGAAGAACATCCACAATTTAAACAAAAAATAGTTAATCCAGATAAATATTATGGAAGTGATTTAAATAAATTAGTTGCTAAAGATTGTAGAAAAGATATGATGGTTATGAATATTGATTTAATTATAAACGATTATAATCAAAATAAATTAAAAATTGTTGAATCTAAGCATTCAAAAGAACAGTTAGGTAAAGGTCAACATTTATTATTAAAAAAATTATCTGAAATTGGAATAGATACTTACGTTGTTTATGGAGATGAACCATATGAAATATCAAAAGTGTATTCATATAAAGCTGATAGAGAAATAATAATGAATAAACAAGAATTAATTAATTTTTTAAATAATACAAAATGATAGTTAACCACAGAAGTAGTGATGAGTTTTTAGAATTGTCTAGATTAGATAAAATACCTTTGGGTTTAGGTCTTGGAATTGATTTAGATATTAACCTACGATTCAAACGTGCTTCGTTCAACATCGTTCTAGGCCATGCAAATGTAGGTAAAACTTATTGGGTGCTATGGTATCTACTTTGTTTAGCTAAAAAGCATAATCTTAAACATCTAATTTACTCAGCTGAGAATAGTGTTAATGGATTGAAGAGAAATTTGATTGAGTTATACGCTGGTTGTAAAATAAAAGATATGCAATCTAAACAACTTGAAAACTGTAAAAACTTTATTGAATCTCACTTTGATTTCATAGATGCTCAAAAGGCTTGGACTATTGAAGAGTTTATGAAGGAAGTACAAGTATTGGGTGATTATGATACTTTGATGATTGACCCGCACAATTCATTCTTAAAGCCAAAGTTTGCTAATGCTCACGATTTAGATTATGAGATGGCTACAAAACTTCGGTTATTTGCCAAAAAAACGAATACATCAATTTATATGTGTGTTCATGCAGCAACGGAAGCATTAAGAAAAACGCATAAAAGTGGAGATTACGAAGGAATGCCACAAGCACCAAACATGGCAGATGCTGAAGGAGGGGGTAAATGGGGAAATAGAGCAGATGATTTTATAGTTATACATCGTTACCCAATGCATCCTAATTCTTGGATGTATACCGAAGTTCATATTAAGAAATGTAAAGAAACTGAAACTGGGGGTAAGCCTACATTTGCATCGAGTCCCGTTATGTTTAGATTACACAATGGAACGCAGTTTTTAAACGAAGGTAAAAACGTACTATGAAGTCAACTGATATACTAATCGCAAGACTAAACATAAAGATAAGCATCAACCGATTGCTTTTTAGAATGAAATTAGCCAATTTAAGCGAGGAAAAAGTAAAAGCAATAGAAAGAGAAGCAAATGACCTCAACGATGCTTTAAAAGTCTTTAAAATGCTTGAAGAAGATAATGCTACTTTTGAGCGAATCAATAGCAGTTTACGATTGGAAATATTATATTTAAAGCAGGAGTTAGATAAACAACAAAAAGATGAAATATTGCAAGACTTGTAAAGAGCCATTTGAGCCAAAACAAAAGTTTAATTCAACCATAAAGACTAATCGTTGCGATGTATGTTTGAAAACTGCTGAAGCGTTGAAGAATCTATCTGCTATCAAAAAGGAGAAGAAGATTAAGCAAAAGGAGGATTTGTTAACGCTTAAAGACTATTTGAAGATGACTCAGCAAGTGTTTAATTCTTGGATAAGGAAACGAGATGCGGGATTGAATTGTATTTCATGTAACAAGCCATGCAAGAAAGAGAATGCTGGGCATTATTTTAGTTCGGGAGGTCATGCTAACGTAAGATTTGACGAAAACAACGTTCATTTACAATGTGAATATTGTAATACATTTTTGCATGGAAATCTAATTGAGTACGGAATCAACCTGGAGAAGAAAATAGGGAAAGACGAATTCATTATTTTGCGTGAAAAAGCCTATCAAACAAGAAAATACACGAAGATTGAATTAAAAGAATTACTTTTGAAATACAAACTAAAACTAAAGGAATGAAAGATACGCACTACGATAACACGAACGGAAGCCTTTACCTATTCGCTAATCAACACGAACTAAACGCATATGAATTTGATGTGATTAAACGAATAGTAAGATGTAGGAAGAAAGGACAGTTCAGAGATGATTTAGAAAAGAGCATTAGAGTAATTGAGTTATATTTAAAAGAAACGGAATGAAACAAACAGCAGTAGA